CGTGCAACCTTGCCAAGGGTGAAGCTGTGCCTACCCCCAACCTAAAATTGGTATTGTCCCAAAATAAGTTATTTGTTCCTGTTTGTGTATTTGTTCCATTCCAATATGCCACTTGTCCATTTGCCCCACTGCCGCCAACCTTAACTGCTCCCAAGCTATCCAAACCCTTTTGTCTCCATGCCCTTGTACTTAATACCAAACTATCTGCTAATAAGGATTGACTTGATTTTGTTAAACCATAACCTGCATTTCTGATGTAAGGTGAAAGCATTGATGAACTGTCCGCAATATTCAACTTCAAATTTATTCTATTGCTCAAGGCAGTTGTATCTGCTTTTCTTAAATATGGTGAAAGCATTGTTGCAGTATCTGAAATATTTAACTTCAAATTTATTCTATTGCTCAAAGAAGTAGTATCAGTTCCAACAACTTTCCACTTTGTGCCATCAGCAATATAAAACACACCATTCAAAACTGCAATACTTCTTGCTGCTTTGTTTCTGATTGTATCGCTTGGATGAATAGAAATACTATCTGACTTTATTCTATCCGCTTGGAATCCATAACCATTGAACTTTGTGTATTGTTGTGCATTTACCTTTAAGGCAAATAAACTAACAAATAGTAGGCATATTACACGCATCATAATCTGAAATTGTATTAATGTTTATACTTAAATTAACTCCTGCTAAATAATCTTCAAACTTATCGCTGATGACATTATAAGCAATGTTGGTATCAACTAAATAAGTTTTGGAATTACTTCCTGTTCTTAATGTGCTTACAATATCAGCAGCAATTTGAATCTGATCGCTTGTAACATCTGCTTCAAATTCATTCTCCATTCCTGCCTTATCAAGAAACCAAAATGAAACATTGTAAACTTGCTCTCTACCAATGTTCAAACTTCCTGAATTAATCATGAAGCAACATAGTGGAAACTCCGGTTGATTAGTTGCGAACAACCAATCTTGCGGAGTTGCAAACTTTACTTCCTTTATCATTGCATTGCTTTGAAGTAGAGTTGTTATTGTCTTTTTTAATTGGTTGTAAGTCATTGAATTTTTGTTTTACTTTATCTACAAACTCTCTCTTGTAGCTTCGTTTTTGCATATTATCTATATATGAATGTGAATGTTTCACCAACTTGAAATACATCGCCTGTTGGAGCATAAATCACTCCATTGCTTACTTGCAAGTAATTCAAATCAGATACAGTTGTATTGCTTCTTATTTTTGTTAAACCATTTCTTGTTACACTTATCAAAGTTCTACCTACCAAATCAATAATGGTAAATTGTAAAGTATCTCCACTTCCTGTAATTACATAACTTGTTTCAGTTGGTGTAACACCATTCATTCCACCACTAATGATTTTATTATCTCTATCATCTCTTTTTCTGCCTAAATAAATTGGTGATGTGTAACCTTTATTGACAGGGAATATTGTATCAATTCCTGTTCCTGGATTTAGATAGAAATAAAACAATTCGTAATTCTCTTTTAAATAATCAATCAATCTTTGCTTGTAGAATTCACCATTGCTGATATATTTTCTTTCCAACAATTCCAACTGTCCTTTGCTTGGTGCATTGCTTTCTTCAGCAGTTTTTTGTAACACTCCTTTACTAAAGAATTGATATGAAGTCATTGTAACAAGTTCTCCAATAGTAAACCAAACTAAAGAATCAGTTACATAATTATTCAGCAATACTTTCTCATCATTGGTTAAATCATTTGCTTCAACTCCTTCTTGTAATCTATTATACAAACCACTACCCAATGCAGGAAGGATATATTTATCCTGTGCTAATTTGATAGCAGGTTTTATTTGTTTACCATCAATTGCATCGCTTATTGCAACTCTGCTTTTGACTAAAGTTTCGTTAATGAAAAGAATGTTTAAACTCATTTATTTTCTTTTTAAAATTAATACTTTCCATTCATGTCTGCAATATGGTCTATGCTCATTTGTTCCTGGCAATGTATACCAACCACCCCTTCTATCCCATACACTATATCCTAATCTCATGCTGATGTTTTCAATGTCGCTTCTGCTCCAAACTTTACGCTTTGCAATGTCTAACATTCTTGCACAAAAAGGTCTGTTCTTTGCATCTTCAGGACCGGCATAAGTATATCTGATTACTATATCTCCACTCTTACTTTTATTGCCACCTTTAATTTCATCTAATGGCTTTGCCAATGTTCTATCTGATTCAGTTACATTAATCAAATTGTCAGTAACTAATTTACTTACAATTGTAGTAACTTCTTCAACAGGCATCTTCAAAATTTTAGCAATGACTTCATCTGTAATTCTTTTGTCTTTGCTCATTAAGTCAAGTATATTCGCTTCAGTTGTGCTTAATGAATCAACTGCGAATTTAAAAAATGATGAAGCAGAATGATTGTCAATCTCATTGTATTGCAATTTATCTTCACCACAACTTGCAAATTCTTGCAACAATACATCATCTTGCAATGCAGCAAATTCATTCTTTGGATCATCATCTATTCCTAAAAATGTATTCACATCTTCATCATTAAAACCAAAACCGCTTTTCAACATCAATGATGCTTGGTTCTTATTTAATTTGCCCGAAGTAAATTGTCTAACAATTCGCATCACACCTTGATATTGTCTGCCTGATAGATTCTTAATACTATCATTTGCACCTATTGGAGTTGGTGTTGTAGTTGTTGGCAATGCTGCATTTTCTTCAGGCTTCAATCCTAACTTTTCTCTTATCTCTGCTCTTGTCATATTTGCAGCAAGAATGTTTTCGCTAAACTCAAAACTCAATGGTTCAACAGGAACAATTTTCCATTCACCTTGCATTCCTGCTTCATTCATTAATTTAGAAAATACAACTTCCAAATCTTGCTGCCTTGCATTAACATAAGTATTATTGAAGATAGTATAAGAATCCCTTAATTCATTTCTGCTGAATACTGAAGTTGCAGGAATACCAAACAACTGACTTGATGTAATCTGATGTGCAGAAAATATCTCTTGTTGTATCAATGTATTTACATTGGTAAAATCTTCTTTTGTCAAAGATGTTTCACCTAAACTTTGAATATCAACTGCATTCTCTTTTGATGGATTGAAACTGATTACAAATCTATCTCCATCATGATTGCCAAACTTCTTTTTAATATCTGCTTCAACTTCGCCTTGCTCTTCTTCTTGTGGCAAACCATTATTGAAGTTAATTAATTTAGTTGCAACAAAGTTGTGCTTTGCATTTCCTAATAAATGTCTGCTTACCTGAATATCACTTTCAATGTAGTTTAAGCCTTGAAAATATGAAGGCAATGGATATACTTCACTCTTTGGATTGTATTGTTTTACATAAAGAATTTGACTGCCAACTCTATCATTCAAATTGAATGCAGGATAAACTCGCATCTTTTCTTTAAATTCTGATTTGCACCAATCATTCTTTACATAGAATGTACTTAAATCTTTTGAAACTCTAACATTCTGAAAAGGCAAATGATAAACATCTGCAATATTGCCCAAAGTATTATAGATGATTTGCAAATAGTAACCACCATGCAATTCATCATCTAATACTGATTTCTTTAAAATATCATTCCAACTTTCACCTTTACTATTTGCTTTCTTTGGAACATCTTCAAATCCTTTACCAAAGATGTAATTTGTTTTACCCTTAACAATTGCACCATGTTTAGGTGATTCTGCATACAAATCAATTAGGTAAAGGGAATAGTTATTTCTATCGCCAAATTCAACATATCCTGAACCATAGCGTTCTTTGAATTTAGGTTGTTGTGCTTGGTCGAATTGTATGTTTATTATGCTTCGTAAATTATTCACCATCATAAGTTTTAAATTCGTTATCTTGTTCTGAATATTCAGTAGGTGCAAATGTATTACTTTCATCTAAATACATAAAACCTATTTCCACTATATTTCCACTTAATGCTTCATCAGTATTAGTTGAACTTGCTTGTTCTCTTATTCTATATCTCCATGTTCCTGTTTCAGCAGTTGCAAATGGTGTTGATGATACTACTATCTTTTGGAATCTGTTTGTTGTTGAAATATTTGTTCCTACAAATTTAACAACTTCTTCAGTTGCTGAAGTAAAAATAAATAGGTAATAAGGATTAGTCAAAGTTGCTAATTCATATCCGGTAAAGATTAAATTTGTTCCGCTTCCTTTTGTGATGTGTAACATATCCTTTATATTAAAAAACCCCACCTACTTGTGTAGGTAGGGTAAACCATAAAACTATGACTAAAACAAACTAACCCGCAGTTTCTAAAGCTAAACCTACTGCACTTGTAACTTGTAGCATCTCATCTTTTTCAATACCTGACAAAGTCAAGTTGTATCCTTGTCTATCTCCTGCTGCAGTTCCGCTTCCGCTATCTACAGTTGAAACGAATAAACCATTTCCTTTACCATACATTCTATAATTACCATCCATGTCAAGAGTTACAACCATGCATTTGTTCTTCGCTAAAGTACGAATGATATTTGCAGTTGTAGAATCTCTCTTATTGATTGGGAATACTACTTGATGAGTAAAGAAGAAAGAACCATTTTCTTCACTTCCTGTTCCGCTTGAAGTAGCATTAGCAACTGCTCTTGGAACTTCAAACTTATAAAATCTTTTACCTGTTGCTTTAGTGATGCCTGTAACCAAACCACTCACTTCAGTAACTGTTGTAATGTTTCCAAATTCAGCGATATAAACCGCTTGTAGACCGCCAATTGACTCTCTACAATCTATTGTATATCCTGCTTGTATTGCACATGCTGCCGGCATAATATATATTTTTAAAAGGGAGCATTGCTACTCCCTTATTATTAAAACTTAAATTCCTGATTTAAACTTCACACATAAAGTTGTGTAAGCTACATTCACACCTAATTTGAAAGCCACTCTATAACGCATTTCATTGTTATCTTTTGAATACCATAGAGAGTAGTTATCTTCTTCTGCTTCTAAATCAAAGGCCAAAGCGATGTTGCTCAAAGAGGTTGCGTAGATGTCACCTGTTCCGTTCAATCCGTTAACTGCTGCTAATTTAACATTAGTTCCTGGAATTACAAACATTTGATCAGCATTCGCATCTAATTTGTAGTTAAACAAATCTAAATTTTGGTAAGCCAAAACTGCCAATCTGTAAACATCATTTCCAACGAAGATGTGTGTATCTTCAGCATCAACGATTTCAACAGGGATTGCTTTATAAACCGCTTGTAAACAAGATACTACATTTGCAGCAGTAATAGTTGCGATAGGACCGCCACTTACATAACCTGATACATTCGCATCAACAGGAGAACCTGCATCGATTAACTTCATCAAACCATCAAACTTATTAGTGTTTGTGTTTGTGTTTGTTCCTGTTGTATCACCTTGCCAAATTGCAACTTCTAATTGCTTTGCAATCATCTTATTCTTTTGAGAAGCAAACTTATCTTGGAATTCAGTCCAACCGAAATCTTCATAAGTGCTACCTGCTTTTAATGCTTCTTGGCTAAAATATGCTTCGAAATCTTTCGGACATATTGCTTCTTCTAATTTGATTTTACCAACAGTTACAGTAGCTTGAGTTAAAGTAGTAGAGCCACTTGCATTCCAACCACATGCATCACTTTGGAAAGTTGCGTTAGTTGCCAATTTTGGAACTGCAACAGATGATTTTGTTTTTGGTAATAAGATACCGCCTGACTTGATAAGGCTTTGAGTTTTTGCACTAAATACTGCTTCAGTTAATAATGGAGCAATCTGTTGTTTAGTGTATGAACTTATGCCTGAAAATACTAATGACATTTTTATTTGATTTTAATTATGAACAAATTGATTTAGAGAAATTTTCAAATGCTTTTCTTGCATCTAATTCTTTGTTGAAATTGTTTGCAGTTTTAACACCCTCATCTGCTTTTGCAGTTGGTGCTTCTACTAACAATTTGCTAATATCCATTAAGCCTTGAATTACTTTGTTGGCTTGTGTTAATTTAACTTCGTATTCTGCAAACTTATTTTCATAAGCAGCAAACTTTTCATTTGTTGCACTTTCAAATGCAGCAAACTTTGCACTCATATCTTCAACCATTGGTGCTTCTTTCATTTCTATTTCCATGATAACTCCGTTATCACCTAAAACGATTTTGCTTCCATCTTCAAGGATATGCTCACCTAATGGAGCAGGTATACCTTTAATAGTAACAATTCCGCCGATTGCTAATTCAGTAACTTCAACTTCAGTTCCGTCTTGTAATTTAGCTGCAATCATTTTTACTTCCGCTTTCGGAGTTGCACTAACATCACCACTTGCATCTGACATTGGGGAGTTTACTAATTCAGCAAAGAATATAGAAACCTTGTCTAATATTGTTTTTGCGTTTTCCATAATACTATATATTGTTTTTTTTAAAAAGGTACTTTTAATAATGCAGAAAGTTCTTTTAGTTTCTTTTCTGCATAACTTTCTTCTTTGTTTGGTGCAGCATAATCAAAATATCCTTCAACACTAAATCCTTTTACTTTGCCTTCTTTAATTAGATTCCATACTTGCTCATTCTCAACATAGAAAGAACCAAACCAACTTCCATCTTTTGCATCTTCATATCCTGCCATTGGTAGAATTCCCCTTGCTTTATCAACAATAAAACTTTCAAACATTACCAATCCATCAACTTGCATATTTGAATCATGCATTAAGTTTACATTCTTTTGGTATCCTTTCTTTGAGAATTTAATTGCAATATCCTTTATTGTTTCAGGTGAGAATGTTACATAGTGTTCACCGAATTTAGAATTCGACCTATATATCGGAGTATCTGCCAACATTAATGGTCCGGAGATGATATGTTGTTCTTCATTCTGAATAGCAAATCCTTGCATCATTATAAACTTTGCACCAATGCTTCCTAATTCTTTAATCACATCTGCATTGTTATCATGGTGCTTTGTAATACCTAATGCAATAACTTTCTCAACCTTTGCTTTGTTACTTCCTGTTGCATAAACTCTTGATTCAGGAATACCTAAATCTTTTGCAGTTGTAAGCATTCCTTCTTTATCTTGTCTTGCTGAAATGATATAAACTGTTGCACCATTCTTAATATCATTTGCTGCCATTTGTTTACCACGATCTGTGCTTATGGTATCATCATAATCATAGGAAATCTTCTCTGCTGCAAACTTATTCAGTTGTTCTAACTTTCTACTTGCCCATTCAACACCGGCATCACCACCCCATGCTAACCACATTAACCTTCCACAACCATCGCCTAATTCCTTTTGAGAATTTTGTCTATGCCTTTCAAATGATGCCATTCTTGAAATAGTATCTTTGCTGATAGGTTCACCTTTTGCCAATTGATTTGCTCTTGCTTTACCAACAGGAGTTCCACATTCACCCCAACCATTTTCTTCTGCCCATCTCAATGCTATCTTTGCATTTTCTATTGCTGCTTTTGGATAATCGGTAAAACTATCTTCTGCAAAATGTTGCTCCCAAAGTGAATTGCATATTGCAACCGCTTGTTCACTTTCTTTGCCTTCATCTATAACATATTTGATGCATCTTTGTAAAAATGGTTCTTTATCTTCTCCTTTGCTTGGTTCAATAAATGATTCACCAAATACATGGAAATCTTTCATGATTGCAGGTTTATCAACCAATGCAACAAATGATACCTCTGCATCATCTTGCAAATCTTCAACTATCTTTAATTCGTAAATAGGTAATTCCATAATACTATATATTATTATTTAGGTTGTTGTACTTTTAACTTATTCTTGCTGCTCTGTTTAATCTTCTAATCCTTTCTTGTTGACCACTTACATCACTTTCAACTACAAATGCCCTTGCAGCAACATTGCCTATCTGATTAACTTGCCCTTGATTGATTGTTGTTGAAGATGCCTGTGGAAGTATTGGAGCAGATGGAGCAGAAGCAGCAGCACCTGCACCGCCAACACTACCTGCACTTCCACCACCCAAAGCAGACAAACCTTTTGCAGTTGCAGCTAAAACTGATGCAATGCTGATCCCCATCTTCGCATAAAGTATTGCAGATGTGCTTAATCCAAAAATACCTTTTGTTGCTACTTCCTTTGAACTACCAACATTGGTATTTGCAATAATACTTGCAATGGATAAAGCAGATTGCCCTATCAATGCTGCCTTTTGTAATCCTTTATTCTTTTCATCTAACCCTGCAATCAATCCAAATAATTGCTGACCAGCTTGGATTGTTGCATTATCAATATCCAACTTTGCTTTTGCTGCTGCTTCTTTATCTTTTACAATTTGGTCTTCAACTGCTTTATTGTCTGCAATTCTTTTTAAATCAGCAGCAGTTTGTTCATCTGCCCTTTTTGAAAGATTCTTTAATCTTAATTCTTCTTTTTCAGCATCTTCCTTTTCTTTCTTCTTTTTATTTTCTGCTTCTAATTCGGTATTAAGAATTTCATATTTCTTATTGATTAATGCCAATGCTTCAGCCTTATCCTTTGCACTTAATTTAACTGCATCAAGTTCTGCAATATCTCTTTGTCTTTGCCTATCTAATTTTTGTGCTTCAGTTTTATCCGCATCATTTTCAATATCTATTCTTGTTTTGGCAATGATATTTTTTAATGCATCCTGTTGTGCTTTTAAATCTGCTTTTGTTTTATCATCAACTTGTTTCTGCTTATCTGCTGCTTTCTTTGCTTCATCTTCTCTTGCCTTTGCAATATCATCTGCCCTTTCTTTATCAGCAGCAGTAATTTCTCTATTTGCTCTTTTGGCTAATTCAATTCTATCCTTTTCAGATAGAGTTTCATCCTTTACTGCTTCAAGATATTTGTTCTTTGCATCAATCTTTGATTTAGTGTATTTGTCTAATTCATCACCATGTTGTTGTAAATACTTATTATTTAATTTCAATGACTTATCTGCTTCATCTCGCATCTTTGCCAATTCTCTTGATGCATCCGAAGTAACACCTATAAAATCAGTAATTCTATCAACTAATCCACCAATAAATTTTCCAACTGATGCAAGTCCTGGAATCAAATTCAATACTACCTGCTTAACCTTATCAAAGTTTGCAACAAGTAAACCAAGTCCAACTGCCAATGCACCCAATCCTGTTGATATTAATGCACCCCTTAAAGTAGTGAATGAAGAAACAACACTTGTTTTAACTGTATTAGCCAATAATTTAAAACTATCAACTGCTGCAAACACTCCACTAATCCCTTGCTGTAATGCCATTACTGATTGTACTTTCAATAATGTTTTTTCTAAATCCTTGCTTTCGCTACCGAATAAAGCCTGTGCGCCTTGCAAAGCACTAAATCCACTAACCGCACCCTGTATTGCTCCACCCAATGCAACAAACTTCTTATCCGGATTGAATGTTTCTGCCAATGCCTTCGCATCACCAATGGCATCTTTAAGTCCTGCAACTTTCTTTGCTGCTGCAATTGCTTCGGTTGATGCTGCACCAAACCTCTCACTCATTGCAACTAACTCACCATTTGCTTCTCTTAACTGTGCTTTAAAACTCTTAACCGATGTTTGTGCTTGTTCCGTATTTGTACTAATGGTTATCGCTACTTCTTGACTTGGCATTCTAATATGTTTTATTTATTACTCTTAATAATTCAACCTTTGTTACTTCATTATTCTCGGCAGTATAATCAATCACTTTACTTAATCGATACAATCCGCCATCTATATATATAAATTTGGCGAAGTCCAAATTAAATATATCCAATTGAGTTAGTTTAAAACTTCCACTCAACAACCTGCTATCCTTATCTGTTATCTCTGCCAAATATGGTGAATAGTCAGTATTGAAAAGATTGTTGCTCAAATTACCTGCTGCCAATGTGAAAAACAATTCTTTTGTTGCACCGAAGTTCAAATCAGCATTCGGAGCATCAGGATCATCAAAATGACCACCGTATAAATAGGTTGTATTGCTTCCTAAATTATTATTATCATTATATATTTTCCAACTTGCAACACCTGTAATCTTCTTCACTTGCATTATTCTAACAACATGCTCAATCGGATCTTCAACAGTATTATTATTTGACTTCTTATATATTGCAGGATAAACTTTATCTTCTCCTGTTTTGCCATACAAAGTAGATGATGCAAATATTACATCAACCTTTTCACTATCTTTTGCAAACTCCAATCCATTATCAAATATTCTATCTCCATAACCTTCATTGTATTTCTTTCGATAATCTTCATTATAAAAGTCATTGTCTTGTTTCCACTTCAATTCATAATACCTTGCAGTAGCTTCAGACATTGGCTTAATTTTGATTGGCTTACTTCTATCCAATTTATCACTCCAATCAAGAATAGTTCCTGTATAGAAATCAACATAAGGTTCAATAACTAAATGCTTTGAATTAAACTTGTCTTCAGTAACCATCAAGTTAAACATCTTCAATACTGAAGTAAAGAAATCCTTTTGAAATATACCTCTTGGAATTGTATCATTCATCTTAATTGCTTCGCCTAAATTCAAAGGAACAGGGATAAGTGATGTTGCATTTAATGTAAGTTGTGTTGTATTCCAACTAATAAAGAATTGGAAAGTATTGTCATAAAATAATTGGCATTCTATTTCATCATTTTGATTTATAACTGCATTACCTTCTATTATTAATTCAGGAATAGTAATGTCATCTTCAAGAGTGAATATGTATGTTCCTATTAATGAAGATTGTGTTTTATTTTTAATGTAAATAGTTAAACTATTATTTGAGTTTTGATAAAATACATTTGTTAATTTTAATTTAAGTAACCCTGTTAATGTTACTGCACCTGTATATTTAAAAGTATAGTTGTTTGATGTAGTAAATGCTCCTAATGTTGTTTGTGTAGGGAATGATAATGGTGTAAAATAACTTGGATCTCCTGGAACATCATTCAAACTATATGCAGTATTATTACTTACATTCAATGCAGTAGTTGATAATGAACTTAATTCCTTTGAATTGTTTGGAATAATCAACCGCTTAAAGAATGCAGTATTCAAGAATGTACTTGAATAAGTATAACCTGCTCCTGCCATTACCTTATCAAAGTATTCCTTTACAAATAATGCAGGTCGGAATGTCTTGTATTGGAAATCTTTTTTAGCTACACCATGATTGCCTACACTTACATTACCATAATCGATTAAAGGATAGCAATAACCACTACCTGTTGCAGTATCCCATGAAGCAGTAATATTTGCATAAGTATAATTGTGATTGTATGCAGAGAAATCTAAATCCTCTAATCTTTTGTTTCCTAATGCAGTAACCAATCCACCCAATTCGCCAAACACCGCACATTCGTATTCTATGTTCTCACCATCTCTGATGATTTCTAACAACCTAAATATTCCTTTTACAATTTCCAATCCATCAACTTCAATTCTACATGCAGCAGATTTACTTGCATTAAAATTATAGTCAACATTTGGTGCTTCATCAATCGTAAAGTTTGCATTGTTAAATTCAAAGATATTGCCTAATAACTTATTATTGTTTGTGCTTCCTGGCAATACTATTGTTTTGCTGAATGTTGTTGCCTTGCTATCTAAATTATTCAAATCATCAATGGCAAAAGTTAACTGATTGCTTAACCCTTGTGTTAAATCCAATTCAAATCCTTCAATAAATATCTTTGTCATATTATCTTAATTGACTGTATCTTGTTTGATTCATTTCTATTTCTACCTCAAATACTCTTAATCTATTGTTTACATACTTGCTGAATTCGTAGTTGGTAGCTTTGATTGTTACAGGATAGTAATTACCATCATATTCAAAATAGATTTGTGGAGATGCAACCAATTCTGCCAACCATACATATTCTTCATCAGTTGGAGCATTCATGGTTAGTTTATAAGTATAATCCTTTTTATTTTGGTAATTGATTTTGCTTTCAACATATTTACTATTGGAATAGTAATCAACCGAAGTGCTTCCAAACTTGTAATCTCTTTTCTCAAATCCTTTGCGTTCAATGTCCATTGATAGCTTTGAAACCAAATTAAACTTTGCAGTATCAAACATTCCCCAATCATTCAGGAAATGCAAGTTGTATGAATCATATCTACCATTGCAATCAAGGTAAACTCTTAATGTATTAGCACCTGAAATGATATCGTAATACTTTGTACTTGTATTAATATTGGTATTGCTGAAATAAGTGTTGATTGCTTTGCTGCCAATGTTCAATTGTGCAAACTTCGTATTTCCTAAAGTGAAAGATTGCCAACTGGTTTGAGTGTTATTTTGATCGTATGCCCTTATATCTCCTGAAACTGCTGCACCATAGAATCCGATGTGTATATTATCGCCAATACTTGCATTGATAGTTGCAGGTCTATTTGTCATAAACTTACCTTGCTTTGCAGTCAAATCGGATTGCCTTCTTTTAAATAAAGGAGCATTCCAATTGTATGCAGTAATGCTTCCACTTGCTTGGTTCAAGAAAGTTGTTCCTGAATATTCTTCACCTATTCGATATTGATAAGTTTGTCCTATTTGACCACTCACGTTTGGTTCGCACATGAATAAAGTTTCAGTAGGAGTTAGCCATTCATAAGTCATTGTATTTCTTACAACATTACCTGCATCAAAATAGCCTTTGTTGTTACTTGGATCAGGAAATAGTTTAACTCTGGCTTGTTGAACTCCGCCAACATACAAATCCATTAC